ATCGTCACTGGATGGAGAAGCACGTCTCTCATGCGGCTTGCCTCACGCGCAGACTCGCGACCGCGAGTACCACGGCGCACCGGCATTGTGGATGCAGCGGCGGTCCCATCACGCCGCCCGGAAAGTCGGCATCGAGTGCCACTTCCACACCGGCCAACGGTGCGCAGCGCGGACATAACCGGTCGTCTGGCGTGACCACCCAGCGCTTCATCGCCAGAGACGGCAGCAGTCCGGTACGTTGCGCCTGCTTCCAGATCGCGAGTTGCCCATCGACGCTCGCGCGGATTGTTTCGGTGCGCGCGATTAGTTCAGCGCGGCGTTTCAGCAGTTGCGCGGTGTAGCGATCGACGGCTGCCGCGATGCGATCGGCCGACATGCCTTGCTTCTCCCAGATCGCCCGCTGCTTCAGCACCGCGCGCGCCTGCCGAGCGGTCAGCCCGATCATCGGCTGAATCAACCGCGCCGCTCGCTTCGGCAGAATACCCTCGCGCAATGCCTGCGCGATCAACTGCTGCAGCGCGCGACGCGTCTCGGCGGTCACCTGACGCACGAGCACTGCACTGCGCACGTCGGCCGCTTCCACCGCCAGCGTATTCGTCAGCCGAAACGTCGACTCCAGGCGCAGATCGCCCGTGGTCATCGCCGCCGCCTGGGCAAAGGCGCGGTTCAGGGTGCGGGCGGCCGGTTGCAGGTCCGTCGGGAGGTGATTGATGGCCAGCGCGAGTTCCACCGTCATCTGGCCCTGTTCGAGCGCGCGAACGATCGCGGCGAGCGGAATGCGGGCCTGCAGCTGCCGCACGGCCGCGAGGAACTGGCGGCGCAACGTCGGTTCGAGCCGATCGGCGAGGCGTTGAATCGCGAGGGCGTCGCTCATCGGAAGTGTCCTCGCTGCCAGCTCGTATCGTTGGCCACCGTCGCCACCACGCTCCGATTCCCCAACGCCAATTCGTTGAACGCCGACGAGGCCCCGTCGACCTGGTCGTCGAACTCCCCAAACGGAAACGCCGTCATCTCATCGAGAAATGCACGGTTCCACGGGCCTTTCACCAGCCGCACATTCCCGGCTTCGGCCTGACTCGCCAGCGGGCGCGCCCGCGAGACCTTGTCGGTCGTCGACGGCTTCGCCCGAACGACAAAGCCGGCGAGCTCGCGCACGGAAATCTCCGCGCTTTCCTTGCCGCCGCTTCCAGGTTCCTGCTCAAGCCGAATGTGGCAGGCCGACCCGTCCTCGTGCGCTGCCTGCAGGATCATCCGGTTCCGCGCCCCGCTCGAGAGGCGATCGCGCTTCACGTCCTCGATGTAGTAGATCCCGCCGTGCTCCGCGACCTTGACGCCCGCCGTCCAATCGCCAGACGCATTGCTGCCGGCCTTGTCCCAGCCGCGCACGCGGCGCGCCTGCGCGGGCACGGCATCAACCGGCTGGAACCAGTGCCGCTTGAACATCGCGCCGCCCGGCGGGCTCGGGCGCTGTTGATACAGGGCGCTCCAGTCGTACTCCCCGGAGACAATCTGCCGGCGCTGCAACTCAGCGATCGGGTACTTCGACGGCCACAAGGGTTCACCGACCTCGCGCGGATCGTCCGGATGGCGCTGGGCTTCGGCCAGCGCCGGGAAGTTCAGCACCGTCCACTGGTCGGCTCCGGGTTCCTCGCGCATCATCTTCAGCAACCGTCCGGCGAGGTCGTCTTCGTGCCACCGCGTCAGGCAGATGATGATGGCGCCGGTATCCCCGAACAACCGCGAGTAGAATGTCGATGTGTACCAGCCCCAGACCGATTTGCGATAGGCCTCCGATTCCGCATCGTCCCGGTTCTTCACCGGGTCGTCGATGATCCCGATGTTCGCCGTCTTACCAGTGATCCCGCCGCCCACACCGGCAGCCCGGTAGTAGCCACGGCGGCCGACGATTTCAAAGTGCATCGCCGTGCGCGTTTCCGTGTCGGCTTGCGTCGGCAACCGCGTCTCTGGAAACAGAGACGCGTACGCGTCGGTTTCCATGATCCGCATGACGTCGCGGCTCATATCGCAGGCCAGGCTCGCCGAGTAACTGGTCGCCACGATGCGCAGATCCGGGTTCTTCCCGAGGGCGTAGGCCGGGAACCGCCGCGAGACGAGCTCGCTTTTCCCGTTCTGCGGCGGCATGAACACCATCAGCCGCCGAATCTCCCCAGCCAGCACGCGATCGAGATACGAGCCGACCACTCGGTGATGCCAGTTCACTTCGTACCCCGGCAAGGTGTACGACGTGAAGCGAACTAACGAACGGCGCGCGAGTGCGGCTTCAATCGCCTCGTACGAAGGCAGCGACAGCGCATTCACTCATCGTCCTTCGGCGGATTCATTGCACGGTCGTGCATCGCCTTGAGCGCCAACAACTCGTCCTCGGTTGCGTGCTTCAGCACATCGATCGTCGAGTGCTGCACCGGAATGGGTCCGCCCTTCGGTCCGGAGTGCTCGTGGCGCTCCTTGTATTTCTCAGGACGTGCGCCCTTCATGAGGAAAATCAGCAACGTGTCCGAGAACTTCCGGATCGTGCCGATTTGTCCGCCGCCTTTGTTGCGGCCGAGCGATCCAAACACCGGCTCCTCAACGCCCTCGAGTGCCCGACGGCGCGCTTCCGTTTCGAGCGAGTCGGCGGCCTCTTCGATCGCCTCGGTGAACGCTTTCGCATACGCCTCGTCGCGGTGCAGCCAGTCGTAGTGCGTTCGCCGACCGACCCCTGACAGCTTCGCCGCCGCACTGATGTTGCCCGTCGCCGCGAACGCCTCGAGGAACGCGACTTGGTTGTGCGCGATCGCCAGTTGCTCAAGGTCGTGTCGCGTCTGAGCGACGGTCGGCTGGTCAGGCTGCTCAGCGGCCATGCGTCTCTCCGCGCCACAGGACCGCGATGCACAACGCTGCCGTGACCAGCGCCCCCAGCCCAAACCCCCAACACGCCGCGTCCCAGACGTAGGTGGACATCACCGGGCCGCCGATGCGGTCAGGTACACCACGGTGTCCGCATCCGTGTAGACGAGCACCGTTTCATTACCGGTGTCCGTCCGCTTCAGGGCGTGCTGGTAGCTGCCGGCCTTTAGTCCGTCCGTGTCCGTGTCCTCAATGGCGACGATGACCCGTTGGGTGTTGCTCGCGGGTGTCGCATTGAACACGCCCGTGATCGTGATGCCGCTGGTGCCTGTCGTTTTGGTGATGAGTGCTGGGTCAGTGTCGTCGTTTCCCTTGCGGAGCACGTATTGCAGCGCCCAAGTCGAGACATCGACACAGGTCGTGTGGTCGGCGTCCGCGTAGACCGTGAAGCGCAAGGTCATATCGGTGCCGATGAACCAGTTCCCGATCGCAATGCCTGACTTATCCGCCATTTAGCTGTCTCCGCTCCCGTCGAGATCGATCCTGGCGACGGCATTGCCATCCTGATCGATCGCGGTGATTGCCGAGCCGTCCACCGTGATCGCCGTGACGGCGGAGGCATGCTGATCGAGACGCGTGATCGCCGAGGCGAGCAGGGCCAGTGCCGTGACGGCGGACGCGGACAGGTCGATGATGTCCGTGGTGATCCGCAGGATCGTCATATCGTTGACGATGAGCCACCCGGCAATCCGTCGCGGATCGTGGTTCTGCTGACGCAGGATCACGAGCGATCCGGCGATCATCTCCTGGCTGAAGGCCGCCTCGATGTGCGTGGTCTGACTTAGTGACAGGCCCACCTTCGGATAGATGAAGACGCGCGGACTGTCGGGATGCTCCCCTGCGACCATCTCGAGACCGAACGCTGCTGGGATGTGACTCGTCTGCGCGAGCGGGAGCGGAATCCGTGGTGCCAGTCTGATGCGTGGCGCGTCCGGCTGTGAGCCACGGAACATCTCTGGCGTCATCAGCGGCCCAACGAACACATCCACCGCACTCCCGAGCACGAGGCGGAACGCGCGATGACGCTGGGGCTGACTTCCGGCCGCCATCTCGATCGAGAACGGCGCCGCGAGTGGGGTGGTCTGCGACCACGGACCAGTCAGCCGTGGCGCGAGGCTGAAGACCGGCCGATCGGGATGCCAGCCCTGCACCGATTCGACCATCGCCAGCAGGACATCCGGCGCGATGATTTGCACGGGCACGCGTGACGCCAGCCGCGGCAACGACGGTGTGTCCGCATGCCACCCCGCCAGCATGTCGCCCGTAATGGGGGCTGCGACGTGCGTGGTCTGCGCGATCTGAGCGCCGACGGCAGTCCCACCACGAAGCAGAAAGAGCCTCGGCTGATCAGGTCGGGATCCGACCACCATGTCGATCGACACCACCGTGACCGGCGTGGGTTGCGCCGTGCTCCAGCCAATCCGCACCGGCAAGACCTCACGGAAGCGCGCGGGCTCAGTGCCGGCGCTCATCGCCACATCAAACGGCGCGGCGTCATGGGTCAGCTGTGCGATCTGCACACCGGGCCAGCGCGGCACAAACGGCCGAGGCTGATCCGGGCGCGATCCTGCCACCATGTCGAGTGAGAAGGCCGCCGTCACGGGCGTCGGCTGGGCACTACTCCACCCTGTGCGGAGCGGCAACCACGCACGACCGCGGGCCGGTTGCGAGCCCGCACTCATCGTCAGATCGAACGTGGCAGCGTCATGCGTGA